TCAAAAGAAATCTCTTGGGTTTATTTATTATTTTTGTCATTGGGAATAGTATTGGTGGGCTTGGTGCTTACTACACAATTGCTCAAGACTGTTCAATTATGGGAATGTTTCGTATAGGAGTTACCCCATACAGTTGCCAAAGGCTTAGACCATGATTATTGATCCGATAGATTTGGCTGATAGACTGTATGAACTTTTGCAAGCTAAGAGTCCTAATGGTGGATATGTTGTAAAAAAACAACACCGAGAGACAGTAATAATGGCAGAGAATTTACTTAGGGAATTATTTAGAAGATGAATATTTTAGAAGAAGCACAGTCAATCATCTATGGTGATAGGGAAAAGACCTATGGACACCCAGCCAAGAACCTTCTTAATATTGCTAAGTTGTGGAGCATTTACTTAGATAAAGAAGTGACTGCACAGGATGTTGCAACAATGATGGTTTTATTGAAGATAGCTAGACTAAAGAACCAGCCAGACCACAGAGATAGCTTGGTGGATTCTGTTGGATACCTAGCACTAATTGAAAGGATCAAGGAATGAATGAAGAACTATTGAAAGAATTTTGGAGTCAAGTTAATGAAATTGAAGGATTGAGCTGTAAACTTACTGGCTGTCAATCTATAATCACCATCTGCGCAGAAAGGACTTGTAGTGATGAGTCTGGCGCATTGTGGACAGTAGCAGATATTCTTAATGAAATTGAAAACAAGTTAGACAATAAAGTTTACAAGCTGCTAGAAATTTATAGAGAACTTAAAGAACCAGTTAAAAAGGCTAAAAAGAAATGAACTTAGAAAAAGACTTTACCCTATCAGAATATGAACTAGAAGTAATCAGAGAAGCCATTAGAAAGACAATGGCTGAGTATTTGGCTAACCAGAAATGATTAGATGGTCAGGAACTATCCTCTGTTTATGCGGTATAGCCCTGACTAGTCTCAATATATACCCTTTAAACCTCTTATTTGGGCTTGTAGGCAGTTTTCTGTGGACAGTCCAAGGCTACCTATACAAAGACAATGCTTTGCTCTTAGTGGAGCTTGTAGCAGTTCTTATTTATCTAGCAGGTATAGTTAGTATATTTATATATTAATTAAAGTTTCATGCAATTTGTTTCTAATAAGTTACATATCGGTAACTTTTGTATAGAATATGAAACAAATTACACCCCCCAGATTTTACCTCTAAATTGAATTTCACCCTTTTCTTCATCCCATACCTGTACCAACTCAGGCATAAGTAGCTGACCTCTATCTATGGTTAGCATAGCGAATCCAGATCTCCAGTCTTTGCATCCATCCTGTGTGTAGTCCACAAACTGCTCACCATTGGGGTTAGCAAGCATACCTGTTTGCACCCCATACCTAGTGCCTTTGTAATCTGTTAAAGGCTGAACAGCTAGATTATGGGTATGACCTGTAATCATATTGACACCAGAGTTTAGTGAGTTTGCTCTACCTGCTGAGAAGCCACCCTTCCACATATGCTTGATTACAGTATGGTCATTAACCCAGTAAGACCAGCAAGGTTGCCAAGTAGGGAAGAAGTCTTTTAATGAGTATCCTTGCACACCTTCATATTGAGGAGCATTGGCAGCTAGGAAGGTTTCAAAGCGAGCATCATGGTTGCCAAGAGTCCAGATGAGATTAGACTTAAAAGTAGATGCCTTCTCAATCTCATTCATATGATAGGTAACAGCATCTAGTTCTTGCTTAACCGTAGGCTTAGAGTCCCATCCAATTCTAGGATGTCGGCTAATAGATGCGCCATCAAAAGCATCACCATTACAAATAACAACTTCTGGCTTGAACTCTTTAATGCACTCTAGTAAAGCTCGGAAGGCTGTTGTCTCATCATCAGGGTAGAAGTGGGCATCAGAGAAAACTATGATTCTGCCCTTCTCCATTGCAATACCTCTGCGAACTGAATGACGAACTTCAGCTAATCTTTTGTCTAAATCTTCTTTTAGTTTCTGTTTATCTACAAGAAGTTTATGACCTGATTTATTTGTAGTTGGAAGTTGAAAGCCTTTGCTTACAAGATGATTTCTTCTCCTGTAAACACCCCTAATCTCCATACTTAAAGCATTAGCTACAGCTTGTGGACTTTGCAACTCAGACCAAGTTGCGATAAACAACTCATCAGATATACTCATAGTTCCTTGGGGTCAAATCCTAAAGTAATAGCAATCTTATGCGATAGCTCATTGAATTGGTTGTCATGCTTGTCCCAGTTCTTGCTACCCTTTAGGTATAGCCTCATATGAATAATTTCATGGGCTACGGTTTTTACAACAGTATCCAGATGCCCATTCTTAGCTTCAGAGATTCTGATGACATGGGGTTCTGGCTCGTATTCACCCAAGCAGGTAGGATCTTTATGAACTTCAAATCCTACTTGTTTAGATGGTGGTAAATTCCACCGATTAAATGGTGGTAAACAAATTAACATCTCATATACTGCTTGAACAGTTTGTGGAGTGACTAATTTCATCTACCTAGTTTCCTATAGTTTTATGACAATATCAAGACTCGAACATTTCTTTCTCATGGGTTCTTCTCTTAACTAAACCTTGTAAAACCTTTCCACCTGCCTTAGTCCAAACTAAAAACTGTTCCGCAGCTCCTTCAAAATCACCCCTATTAACCTTCATTCTTAGGGTAGAGTTCTGCAAATTACCTAATCCAACATTGAATGAAAATGATACTAGAGCATCAAATTGCCCTTGTGTCAATGGAACTTTAATTAGTCGCAAGACACCAGCCTCAAAGCGAGCTAGGTCTTTTCTAAGGATTTCGTCTATTTCTTCAGAGCTTATAACCCTGTCCCACCCACTAGGAATAGGAAGGGCTTTTCTCTCAGCCAATGGAACTTTTGCATGATTAGGATCGATGACATGACCCACGCCACAAGTCCAAAGTAGTGCAGGACATTGATACGGTCTATTCCTTACACCCTCATCTTTTTTTATTTGCTCGATACATTTAGCACTTACTTTCATAAGACCAGCCTTCTTTTTTAGTAGCCCATAACTTAGCTGTAATTTTGTTTATTTTGTAAAACCTAGCAACTTCGTTGTATCCATGGAATACACCATCTGGTGTAGTTACAATTGCAGAGCTTCTAGTTTTTGACATTCTGTTAATTGTTTCAAGACTATGTTTTTTGCCATAAAAAGGATTTTTTTCTCCATTTTTATCGTAGTTCCACCCAATATTAAGCCTATTATTGTAGTCTATAAACTGGCTTCTATCACCGCCAAAACCACCAATAGCTTCATTCCATCCAATTTGATATTTACTTCTAAGCTCTGATTCTTTTAGATAACAATCTTCTTTTGTGCCTTCAAAGATTATTTCTTTAACTAGGTTATCCCACCCATACTTATTGATTGCTTTTGACAAGTGATAATCTAGCTTTGGGGTAACTTTTTTATGCTTATACATTCTGTGATTGAAGTTAAAAGTCACACCGACATAACCATCTGAAGCTATGTCAGTATGCTCTTTTAGTCTAATCCAATATACACAGTACATATTTGAATTATATTACTTCTTGCTCCAGCCTCTTGATCCAAACCAATAGCCGATAATCGCACCAAGCATAGCCATTTCATCTTCGCTAAATATCATGTCTGTTGCCTTGAGGAAGTCATCGACATTGGTAATTAAAGTACCATGAGTAAATAAGTACCAGCCAATACCAATATTGATAATGAACAATTCAGCTACGAACAAGTAGGTCACTACAGGTCTTACAGTAGCAACAAAGGTAGAAGCCCAAGGAGCAGCCTTCTCTAGAACCTTTGCATCATGGGCATAAGCAGCCTTAGTCATATCAGCATCAGTCTGCATCATTACTTGATCTGTTCGGATTTCTTCTACCTTGGCTTGAGCAAGAAAGCCTTTTTCCATCATCTGTAGCTCTCGCTCAGTCTGCATCTGAGCTAGTTCTAACTCATGCTTCTTGTCAGACTTGTCTTGAAAGAAACCTAATAGACTTGGCAAGCCTGAGACTAATAGACCGCCTAGTGTTGAGATTAATGAAAACATACTTACTCCTTGTTTGATAATGGGTTATCTAATGCTCGCTTAATCTTTGTGTCTACTTCTTTGCGCATCTCTCTCAAGTCTTTGTCTACCTCTCTAGACAATTGCTTGCCATCTCTTTCAACTTGTTCTACGACCTTCTCAAGTCTGCGGACATCATTTTTGATGTCATTCTTAATGTCTCTAGTGTAGTCATTGACCTTGGCTGTTGATTCTTCCATTAAAGCGAGCTTCTTGTCATACTCGGTAAAGTCAGGGCTGACATAGTTCTTGATAGCAGAGCGCATACCCATATAGTCGTTATAGAACTCAAATGCTCCCCAGAAAGCACCACCGACTACAGGTGCAATACTGATAACCATTATCATTAACTTGTTAGTGAGCTTAAAGCTAAATCCAGCGACACTAATTTCCTTTTCTGTATTGTCCATCTACCATTTCCTCATGCTTAATTTGACTGTTCATTAATAGGTTGTACATAGCCTTTCCATTATCTTGAATAGGCTTTTTGACCATTCGCTGATAGGCTAGGTCTAAGATTATTGGAGCTTTGTACTCATATACAGGTTGCGGTATAGTCTGCGAAGGAATCTCACCTTTAGCAGTTGCAGTTTGTTTAGGAGTTTGTTTTGTCTCTTGCTTCTTCTCTGGCTTTGGTTCGGCTTGAGGAGTGTTGGACTGTACGGTACTTGGTTGCGGATTCTGGACATTATTAACTGGTCTTGTAATTACTTCATTGACGATGCGATCAGCAACTATAGGGGTTTCTACTGAGATTGTTCCTGTAGTGCTTACTTGAACTTGTGGTATTGCTATTGGTCTGCTATGACTAACAATGTTTGCTAAAGCATAGGCTTCTGCATAACCTTGGCATTGGTTATTAAATAGTGCATTAATACTGCATTGTTGATTAAAGTAAGCCTGTTCATACCCTGTGCATTGAGAACTATATAAAGGATTCTGTGTGCATTGATAGTTAAAGTATGCAGTTTCGTATCCTTGGCATCCTGAGTTATACAAAGGATTTAGTCCGCATTGCTGATTAAAATAAGCAGCTTCATAACCTTGGCAAGTTGTCGCATATAGCGGACTTAGTGAACATTGTTGGTCATGGTATGCAACTTCATAGCCTACACAGGAAGGGCTATAAAGAGGATTTGCAGAGCATTGTTGAGCAGTATAGGCTTCTTGGTATCCAGAGCAACTAGGGCTGAACAGAGGATTAACTAGGCATTGATTACCTGTGGACTCTGTAATATGGTTAAAGTTTGTTTGTGAGAAGCCAGCTCCATGATAAAACTGAGTGTACTCACCAACATCGCCTGTCATGCCGATAGTGACTGGTCTGTTAGGACTAATATTTACCTTCTCATAGTGCATACCAATATAACCACTTGGTCTAATCTCTACCCCAAAAGTATTTAGGTTTTCTGGAACTCCAAACTCTGAAATATTTTCCCAGACATATCGCTGATATTGTGGAGTGCCTTCAGTTAAAAACCGACCATTATAGTTAAGCAGGTCTGTCTGCAAAGGCATGATGGCAAAACTAAATGGAGTGCCATTGTTTGTTCTTAGATCAAATCCTGTACAACACCAACTATTTGTCGGATTGAGGAAGCCAACAACACCGTTACTGAACATAAAAGATTCAGTAAACACACGACCATAATAAGGAAATGAAAACTGTAATGGAACTCTAACATACCCATCATCCGATATTTGGTGTTGAATTATCTGTGCCTGTGCTATGCCGATACAGGCTAGGAAGGCAACAATCCATCTCATTTAATCTTAGGTCTAGCAGGAATCATGTCAGGATTAGCGAGCCAATGATTCTTAGCCTCTAAGCCTACTTTGCCTTCTATTGGGCAGTAAGTACCTGCATCCCACATACCCCACCAGTTATTAGCATCTTGGCACATCACAGCCACAGCAGCAGTTTTCATCTGCATATTGAACAATGACTCTGCCTTGATAATCATTTCGCAGTTCTTGTCAGTAATAGTGCTACCCATAGAAACCCCAAAGATTTGAGTCTGAACCGCAGCAGCTACACCACTACTGCACATCTTGTTATTGATAGTAGTAATAGATGGGCTAATGGCAGAAGGTGGTGGAGATTTAACTGTGGTTTCTGATTTGCTTGTTGATTCTGTAACAATCGGCTGTGCCTTAGTTGGCAAGCTAAATGCTACTGCTATAAGAACTACCCAGATAGTAACAATGATTTGCATAATTAACCCATAGCAATAGCAATACACCCACCTAGCATTATGGCTAGAATGAATAAAACAGCCTTCATAACTTCAAAGCTATCCCAAGAAGAATAACAATAATAAAACCACAAGCACCAATAAGAATCTGCTCTAGTCGCTTTAATCTAGCATTTATGCCTTCATAACGAACAGCACAAACGGCTTCATGGCTATTAAGTCTTGCTGTAGTTTCATCCATGATTAGGCTTTCATGATGTAGCAAAGAGCATAGTAAGGTGGTAAGTTAGCATTAGTGCCACTTACACCTGTTGAGCTATTTGATACTGTAATCCCAGTTGTAGCAGCATTTACAGACCATCCTGTTGCACTTCTGCTTTCACCACCAATATCACTACCACCAGTTCCTGCTAGAACTGTTTTGTTAAATGGAGATGTATGGCTATGGCTAGGGTCAGTTACTGTTGCTGTATGGGTGTGACTTACAACAATAGCATCAGCAGAACCACCAGTAGCACCAACAGCATAAGTAGTACCAGCTCCAACAACAAATCTATCTCTTAAATTTGGAGTTGAATTTGTACCATCACAAAGTAACCATCCAGTAGGAATAGCATTAGCAGCTCCAGACCAAATAATGATACCGCCAGTAGGAATACCTACACTCCAAGTTGGAGTAGCTCCAGAGCCAGCAGATGTTAATACTTGCCCAGAAGTACCAGCAGAACCATCTAGATGCAAATTACCAGTTACATTTAAAGTACCAGCAACAGTTGTGCTATCCCCAGAAGAACCATCCTGCCATTCTTTTAGGTCAGACATAAGCTGACGAATAGCATTGTTAATTCCAGATGGAGCGCATCCCTCAGCAATATTAATACTGTTAATATCTGTATTGTTCGATGGGTCTGTATCAAATTCACTAATCTTTGTCTTTGGCATTTTTATTCCTATTTAAACGGATTTAATTTTTCTTCAATAATTTGTGGAGATAATAAACCTCTAGTAGCTGTAACTGGAACTAATCCAGTTCTTGATTGTGTTATCTCTGGCGCTCTACCTAATGCAACTAAGTCTTGAATATCTCTCATATTTTGCATACCCATGCGAGTAGCTGCATATCTTCCAGCTCCACCAATTACAGGTAATACAGCAGCACCTGTAGCTCCACCAGCAAGATAACCAAGACCAACAGCGCCACCACCAGCAATAACACTAGTAGGAGCTAGTTTTCCAACATATCGCATAAAGTTTTGTAAGTTACCGCCCTTGGCAGCAGACTTAATTGCTTCTCTTTCTGTGGCATTAAACCCAGCTAATCTTTTAGGATTCTTTGCCAAAGCCTTTAACTCTTGACGAAGTGCATTTTCTAGTCCAGATTGAGTATAGTTAGCACCAGCAGTAATCTCAGCTCTTTCAATTAAATCCCCAATGACATCAGATTTAATGCTCTTAGAATATAAACTTCTTGCTTCTTTTAGGCTTTCAATAGCTTGCTTACTTGCTACCTTTGGAGACATTGCATCTTCAACTTCAATAACACCATATCTTCCTAAATCAACAGACTTTTTAGGAATAGCCAAATCTTTTTCAGATAAGTTACCAATATAGTTGTCATATTCTTCTAACAACTTATAGGCAACTCTTTGCTGATCTGGATTGTCATAAGTCTTTGTAGGCGCTCTAACAATTCTTCTTAGAGTGTCCATCTCTTGTAATGTCTTAGGAGCAGTTCCTTCTTCAGCTAATCTGTTCAAAACAACATTAACCTGTGGGTGTAAGTCAGGATCGAATCCAGCTTCTTTTACAGCAGCAGTAAAACTAGGGAAAGTTTCCTGTAATGACTTAGGACTAATTACTACACCAGCTTTATTTGCTCTGTCATAGGCTTGAGTAGCCTGTTGTTTTAATTGGTCTGCTGTAGGGATAACTTCTGTTTTTCTTGGTCTTACACCACCAGCAGCACCAGTAGCGCCACCAGCAATCATTCCAAGAACAGGATTTCCAGTAGCCTCTGTAACTGCCTGAGCAGCAGCAGATGCAGGAGCAGATACAGCCACCTGCCTAGCAGGAGCTTGAGCCATCTGAGCAGCTACATTTCGAGTAACAGCAGATGCGCCTTCTTTAGCTAATTGAGTTAAAGCAGGTAATTGAGCGCCTGTACCGCCTACTCCACCACCAACAGCTTCAATAACTCTTTCGCCTGTAGAAGTTGGTTCTGCGCCTATGCCAACATCAGACATTAATCTAGATACTGTTTGGCTAGGCATTGATAATTGCATAGGTTTAGCAGATTGCTCTACACCCATTAAACCTCGAATATAGTTTTCTACTGCTGTATTACCTTTAGATAATTCATTAACAATAGTATTTAAAGCATCACCAATAGGCAAAGCTAAACCCCCAACTAAAGCAGCAGGAGCAGACATACCTACAGGAGCGCCAACTAAAGCGCCAGCAGTAGCTCCAGTAACAGCAGGAGCAGCGCCTCTAGATAACAACTCACCAACTCTGTTAGCTGTTAATGGCTTTGTATCAAATTGGTCAAAAGGATTTCCACCTGCTTGCTCAAATTGGTCAAAAGGATTTGCCATATTATTTAGTTCCTAATACTTTTTTAGATGCGCCAATTCCATACTTTTCATCAAAATACTGTGCTAAAGATGGATTGCTTCTTAATAAATTAACAGCATTTGTCGGTATTGCAGGTAAGTTTTCTCTTGGAGCTTGAGGGGTAATAGTATCATTAGGTTTAACTTTGAGAACAGATACAGCGCCCATATTCTGAATAATTCTGCTCAACTCTGAAGCCTGTGTATCAATAACATCTTTACCAACAAAAGCACCAGAGAATGAAGTTGGATTAGTAACAATAGACTCCAAGATGCTCAAGTCTGGTCCATTCAATACACCTAAGTTGTAGGCTTCTTTAGCCTGTAAAAGCATATTCCTGTACTTGGTGTTCATTGTTGCTCTTGACGATGGGCTTAATGCACTCCATCTAGAGAAGTTTGGCAACTCATCTCTAAACTCTTGAATAGCATTAACAGTATTCTTAATACCAACAACTTGCTTTTGTTGTTCAGCAGGAATCTCTAGCTTCTTAGCATCTCTTTCAGCCTGAGCAATGTCTCTTGTTAATTGACGAT